AGCGAGGAGGATCGCCTTCGCATGGGTGTTGATCTGCACGTCCCCCAAGATGTGCTTCAGGACCTCCTCGACGTTCGGCTTCCCGATCGTCTTCCAGAACCACGGGTCAGCGACCACGGTCTCCCGGCCCGACTCGTTGCGGAGCTGGTGGGCGTCGTCGAACCCGTCGACGAAGATCCCGGTGTTCGTGACCTTCAGGAGGAACACGTTCGCCTTGAGGGCGTTCACGTCCTCGTCGGTGTTCCCGGACCGCTTCCCGGACCGGGCGACCCGCTGGTATTGCTTCACGAGCCCGTCGCCGACGACCGGGCGGTAGCGGAGGAACCAACGCCGCTTGCCGTTGCGGCCGGTGATCTCGAGGAAGATGTCCTCGACGAGGTCGTCGTGGGACTCGGCGAAGTCCGCGAGGAGGCTCTCGGGGTCCGACAGGGCGGAGCCGGTCGCGAGGACCGGGGCGTCGCCCTCGACCACGTACTGCACTTCGTGACCGTCGTCGGGGACCTGGGCGGGCCGGCCGTAGACGGGGGTCTCGTTCTCGTTCGTTGCCACGGTACTAACTCCTGTGTCTCGGTTGCTCGACCCCTCTAGGGGCGGGGCCGTGAGTCCAGTGTCCCAGCGGGGGAGCCTGGAGTGGGGGAGGGGGCCCCTGGGAGGCAACCAACCCCCAGGGACCCCCAGTCTCAGGACGTCTACGACTAGCCGACCGAGGGGCCGGTGTTCGCGAACGTCAGGGTCAGCTCCGCAGCGTCAGCCGAGGACGCGTCGACCTCGGGGGAGTTGATCCCCACGAGGAGGCAATCGGAGTAGAAGATCGCCGAACCGACGACCGAACCGTCCTCGTCGACCGGGGTCTTCGTGATCGAGTACCGGGCGCGGCCGATCTGGGAGTACAGGGACGCGGTCCAGGTCGAGTCCTTCTCCGGCTTGAACGTCCGCCCGAGCTCGATGTCGTCGAACTCCGGGGGGCCCGACAGGAGGTCGGCCTTCCGGGATCCGCCGTCGTAGTCCCGGGAGACGGTCGCGGAGCCGGCGCCGCCGGTCATCCGCGCCCAGGTGCCTTCGATCGCGGGCGAGGACCCCTGGGCCTCGACCGTGACGAGGAACATGTTCTTCGAGGACTTACCGTGATTTGAGATCATCGTCTCAGTTTCCTTTCAGTGATCAGACAGCCGAGGTCAGGGCGACCTTGGAGACCGAGACGACGATCAGCTCGGCGGTGTAGGACAGGCGGACGGCCACGGTCACCCGGAGCTCGGTCGAGTTCTGCCCCTGGTACGTGGACGGCGCCTCGTCGACGACGACCCGGTAACCGGGGTCGAGCTGCTGACCGTTCACGACCCGGGCGTAGACCGCGTTCGCCCTCACGAGAGGCTCCAGGACCCCACGAACGGAGCCCTCGATCCGCGACTTCAGGATTCCCCGGCCGTCGTTGATCTGGAACACGTAGGGCTCGAGAGCCTCCTGGACATCACACGCGATGTTGTTCAACGTGTCCTGGTGGGCGATCGAGGCCTCCTCCTCGATCGTCGACAGCGTCGACCACCCGTAGAGGCGGATCCGCTCGACCGCGCCGGTCGTGGACACGATCCCGTTCACGTAGTGCGAGGCAAGCTCGTTGTTCCGGTTCACGTCCACCCGATCCACCGGGCGCACCGGCCAGCGGGTCAGGGAACGGTCGCCGGCGGCGGCCTCCCAGTAACCGACCTCCCTGTGAGCACGGGCACGCGCAGCGGCGGCGAACGCGCACGGGGGCGCCTTCCGGGTGCGGGTGCCGTCCGGGATGTTGATCCACGGGTAGAACAGGGCCCCGTGACGGGCGTTCGCCGTGCCGGCCAGGACATCGCCGGTGTTCAGGGCGGCCGCGTAGTCCGAGCCCCGGGCCGTGTCCATGAGGGCCTGCTTCCGGTAGGCCTTCGCGTGGGCGAGGAGGCCGGCCGCGATCAGGTCCGCCGGCATCCCCGGGATCGACACGGCGCCGCCGGGGGCGACGTCCCCGGCCGCGTTGAGCGCGTCGACGTAGTGCTGGGTCTCGATCGCCTCCCGGTCGTCGGTGCCGGCGACCATCGGGAAACGGCCCTCGACGGGGTTCGCGGCCGCGCCGACCGAGGTCGAGCCGAGGTTCGTCACGGTCACGTTCTGGGCGTTCGCGGCGAGGTCGATCAGGTCCGTGACCGACTCCGCGTTCCGGAACGCGTCCATCGCCCGGCCGGTCTCGTTCTCCACGATCACCGAGAACGTGCCGTCGGTGTGATTCTCGACGACGACCTCATAGGCCCCGGAGTGGGGGCCCGGGTCGATCGTCTGGATCTGGATCGTGTTCACCCCGAGGGAGTCGGCGAGCTGCACCGAACCCCGGGTCGCGGCGGGTCCGACCACACGGGAGACGACGACCTCGGAGCCGCCCTCCTCGAAGTGAGTCTCGACCGCGTTGAACGTGTCAGCGGTCCAGGTCGTGCGGCCGCCGTAGATCGCGGCGAACTCCGCGATCGAACCGATGACGAGGCCCTGAGAGTTGAGGGGGCCCTTCTCGGTGATCCCGGCGATGTGCCAGCGGGTCGAGGGCGGGCCTGGGGTGGAGGCGCCGGCGAGGGTCTCCGTGTCGACGTATGCGCCGATCCGTCGGGTCGTTGCCATTACTTCTCTCCGTTCTTCTCAGAGACGGGGATAAGGCCCGGCTCCTGGTCGAGGATTCGCTTCGAGTACGGGTCGCCGGTGTCCAGGGTCGTCGACTCTCCGGGGCCGAGCTTTCGGCCCTCAGAGTTGACGACGAGGACGTCTCCGGTCCCGTTGAGGACTGTTCTCCTGGTAGTTCGTGCCATGCCTCTAGCTTCCCGTCTAATCGGTGTTCGTGGGTGGACGTGTGACCTCGGTGTAGGGCGGGGGGCCCTCGGGGTCGGGGACGATCAGGGGGCCGTCATGGGGGCTCCTGGTGACCCGGTAGAGGACCCGGGAGGGGGTGAGGGTGGGGTCGGGTTCGGTGAACGTGGTCACGAGTTCGTTCGAGGTCGCGGCGAACGACACGTAGGACGCGGCGAGGTACTCACTCCGGTCGGGGGCTGCCATGACCTGATCGAAGACCTCCTGGATCGAGAGTTTCTCCAGGGCGGCGGACTCGTGCTCGGAGGTGTAGAGCTTCGTCCTCCGGAGGAGCGCGGAGCGGACGGCGACGGTCATCCGCTGGGAGAGGAGAGCGGCCTCGCCCTCGGAGTTCCCGAGCACGATCACATATACCCTCCCCCGGTATCGGAAGGAGTACTCGTCGGCGAACCCGTCCCGCTCCGTGACCCGGTTCGAGTACTCCCCGTCGGTGTCCTGGACATGGATCATCAGGAGGGGGAACCGCTCGATCGAGATCAAGTTCTCCTGGAAGTAGGGGACGATGTCCTCGACCTCGGGGAGCTCGTCCACGGTGACCGGGTCCCCGATCGCCGAGAGCGCCGCGCGCAGCTTGAGGAGTTCCTGGGGGAGGAGTTCGTCGAGGTTCCGGTAGATCCCCCGTGTGATGCCTTCAGGGCCGAGCATCTAGTTTCCTTTCACGATCCAGGACTGGAGGATCTTCGCGAGTTCGCGGGCTTCGTCGGTGCGGATCGGGTAGAGGATCGGCCTCTTCGGGAGGTGCTCCCCGCCGTTCTGGTGGTGCTCGGCGTACTCGACCGAGGTCCCGACGACGAACCCGTGACGGGTCCTGTCGGAGTAGATCTCCCGGACCGCGCCCTCCGCGCCGGTGGTCGTGAGGGATGCCTTCAGGGTGCCGTCGAAGACGAGGATCGGGGCGTTCGGCCGCTTCGATTTCTTCCACTTCGCGTACTTCGTGGACAGCGGGACCCACTTCGACCCCCAGCGGGCGCCCTCCTTCCGGAAGTGGTCCTCCTCCCAGGACTCCCACTTCCGGACCATGCGCCCGAGGGGGACGGTCAGGTCCTCGCCCCGGTCCTCGAACCGCTCGAGGCTGATCGTGATCGGCTCGAACCCGTCGCCGGCGAGGGTGAACTGGACGGCCATTAGACCTCCAGGCCCCCGAAGTAGCGGGGCCGGTTGAACGATCCCCGGGACGGGCCCGTGACGTAGCCGGTGGCAGGGTCCCCGCCGAGATCCGGGTCCCTAGCGATCTCCTCGACCGCGACGTCCAGGGCGTCGAGGAGAGCCCGGTAGCGGGTCCAGAGGGTAGCGGCGTGGGAGGAGGCGTCGTTCGTCGCGGCGGCCGCCGGGTGGGCTGCTACGACGGTGTAGTGGGCGGCGCCGTTGAGGGTCGCGGTCCGGGCCAGGCCGGCGACGTTCCCGTGAGCGGGGTGGTCGGGGCCGACCTTCGCGAGGTGGGCCGTAACCTCGCCCTCGACGGACCGGATGAACTCCCGCACGTCCGCGTCCTGGACCTGGGCCTTCCGGCCAGACCGCTTATAGGGGTCGTCGGTCGTCTCCGTCGGGGCGAGGGTCGTCGTCTTGACGAGCTGCATCACATCGTCAGGAGTGACCCCATAGACGGACGTGTACTCCTCGTCGGGGGTGACGGTCATCGGGTGTTCCTTCCTACGCGTAGAGCCCCAGCCCCCGGGGTGGGGGCCGGGGCCCTACTGCTGCCGGTGGACCGGGTCAGACCCGGCGGAGGGCGCGGATCTTCTCGCCGTGATCGGCGAGCTTCTCGCTCACCTTCACGACCTCGCCCCGGTTCGCGAAACGCACGCGCGCGCCGTCGAACCAGTTGTAGCGGGCGAAGAGGACCTGGGCCTCGACGTCCCCGCCGGCGTCGACGACCGTCGCCGACTTCGGGTCCGGGAGCTCCGGGGTCGGGGTGACCGGGTTCGAGTCCACGGGCAGAGCCGCCCCCGAGGCCTTCGCCTGGAGGAGGGCGAGCTTCTCCGCGCCGGAGACCTCCCGGGTCACCTCCTCGGCGGCCTTGGCGACCTCCTCCGGGGAAGCATCCGGAGCCGACGCCTTCTCGACATCGGCGGCGACCTTCTCGGACTCACTGCGACGAGTAGCCATCAGACGACGCCCCCGTTCACGCCGGAGATGATGACAGCCGAACCCGGCTCGTCGATCACGGGCACGGCCGACCGGGAGGCGTAGACGTAGGTCCGGCGCTCCTTCACGACCCGCTCGGTCTCGACCATGAACGGGATCTCCTCGGCCACGAACCCGGTGATGTTCTGCTGGAACAGGATCGCCTCGTCCCGGGACATGAACTCGTTCTCGACCCAGTTGAACCCCAGGAGACCCGCGAGGGAGTTCCGGAAGAGGGGGTTCAAGGCGGTGTTCTCGCGCGGCGAGAAGTTCTGGATCTCGTCGAGGAGCTGGAGCGTGGTCAGGGTCTCCGGGTGAACCATGATCGTATCCGGGCGGTAGCCGAGCTGCCGGGACTTGATCGCGGCCGCGTTGGTCAGGAGGTCGCGGCGCATGGCCTTAGCCTCGGCCCAGCCGTCGGTCGTGGCGACCGAGTTCACGGTCTCGACCTCGTCGCGGAACGCCTTCAGGGCGCGCGCGGCGTCCTGACGGACCAGGGCGGCCCGAACCTTCGGCACGCCGGAGGAGACGACGTTCAGGGCGTTACGGCGCTGGGCGTCGTCGGTGACCCAGAAGGACGCGCCGACGAACTTCGCGACGGCGACCGCGTCCTCGCCCCCGGACACGTCAACGTTCGGGAAGTTGCCCGTCGGCTCGACGAACTGCACGTCGCCCCGGGCGGGGTAGATGTCCGCGATCGAGGGCTTCGAGTACATCACAGCGCCCGAGTCGCCGGTCGGGACCGTGCGGAAAAGAGAGTTCGTGATGAAGTTCGTGTCCGGCTGGACGATCCGCTTCGCGAGGACCTTCGGGGACTTCAGGAGACGATCGACGGTCAGGAGGGACCCGTCGGAGGACGGCTTCCGGGCGGGGAACGCCCAGGACTGGTTCTGTACCATGTTCTCTGCTCGCTTTCAGGACTGGGGCTAGAGGCCCACGGGGTAGACGGGGGCCTCGACGCCGGACGCCTTGTCGACGTAGACCCAGCCGACGGCGAGGTCACGGTCGGACGCGCCGAGGGGGACCACGGTCCCGCCCGCGCCGATCTTGACGAGGGACGGGGCGGTGATCGCTGCCCCGGTGATCACGCCGGGGACGTTGTTCAGCTTCGTCACGACGACGTCCTCGCCGGCGCCGACGGACCACGCGGCGACGCCGATCGCGTTCGGGTCGTCCGCGTCGCACGTGGTGATGACGGGGGCCTGGTCAGCGCCGCCCGGGGCGAACTTCACGAAGCGCCGGCCGACGATCGCGACCGCTGCTCGGGCGGTGATGCGGGGCTCGGTGCCCGCGAAGTACTCGAAGATCTGCTCCTCGTTGCCGTACATGTTCGATCAGCTTCCTCTCGGGGTCTTAGATGCCGTTTTCGGCGGCGAGCTTCTCGAGCTCGTCGTCGTCGTCGGTGTCCGTGTCGACGGACGGGGCGAACGGGGAGCCGCTCTCCGAGGTGGAGAACATGCGGGGTCGGGCGTCGAGGATCTGCGTCGCGAGGCGCTCGTTCTCGGACAGGGCGGAGAGGAAGACCTCCCGCTCAGGGTTCGTGATCCGGCCGGCGTTGAACGCAGCGGCGACGATCTGCTCGTGCCGCTGCTTCGTGGCGTCCTGGAACAGGGCGTCGGCGCGCTGGGCGGAGAGCTGGAGGGCCTGGAGGTCCTCGGTCCGGATCGCGGTCAGGCCTTCGGGGAGGCCGGCGGAGAACGCGGCCGCGCCCGGCTGGGTGCCCTCGGCGGGGGTGTCCGCGTGGGCGGCCGTAGCCGGGGCCTGGGGAGCCTCGGGGGCGGCCGGGGGGTTCCCGGTCGCCTGGGCACCGTCGGCGCCCGCAGCGGTGCCGCCGGTCGCGTCCTGGGGAGGGGTCTGGGCGTCGGTCTCGCCGGGCTCGGCCGGGAGGACGCCCGAGGCCTGGAGACGGGCGGAGAGCTGCTCGTCCGTCACCTCGTCGCCGAACCCGAACAGGGCCCGGAACTGAGAGAGGTCAGTCATCGGATCTTCCTTTCCTGTGCCGGACCCGGTCGGGCCCGCGCTGGTGCTTCCAGTCTGTCGGGGATCGCCCCCGCT